AAACTATTACTAATCTGTTCGAACTTAGACCCACTAGCAAAAACGTTAACAGCGTCGTTAGCGTCCTTTATTCTGTCGGATAAAACACCAGCCTGTTTAGCTAGTGCTTCCATTTGTGCTGGGTCTGTTGCGTTTGCTATTTCAGCTTTTAATGCCCTTAACTCCGACTTCATCGAGCCGACGCCCGTTAACTTTAATGGTATCGTTACTTCATTCATAACTATATTATTTTCTAGTAGGTTCTTATTTCTAAGCTAGTGTTATTTAAAACATTGTCTTGGTGTGAATGTCCACTAGTTCGACAAGTAACGATAACTACATTTCCATCCGTGTTTATGTACGCGCTAGTTAAGTAGTCATGTTCTACGTTGTTAATCATTACGTAAGTAGTTTGAAATTCGTACGGTGTTATCGGTGTACCTAGATACTCGCCACTTGCAGTTCTAGTCCATGTAATTAATTGACCAGTAAAAACTATTGCTGTAGGAGCGCCCGTTCCTGTTTGGGTTAGGTTAGCAATATAACCGCCCGTTTGTGTAGCTACTCCGTTAATTCGTGGGGTTATAATTCCGTCTTCGTTTAGTAGTTGGTCGTTTCCTATAACTACACCTCGTACATTCTGCGCTACCATGTTACGCGTTCCGTAAACAGCTACGTCCGAACCTTCAAGAATAACATTACCAGAAGTCATAGCAGAACGTCTAACGGATTCCAAAGCTACATTTGTAGTAGTGCTAGGTGCTGGATTACCCGTGTTTGTTTGGAACGGTGCTAAATCTATTTCAGTGTCTACGCTTATAAGTTCGACTTTCGTTAACTGGTTCAAGTTAGCATTGTAGTCCATTACTTTATTAATGTTCCACCAACTATTGTCGATACGAATTTTATCGTTAAGTTTTAAACTATGTATGTCGCCTTCGTCAAGTTTGAAGTAAGCTGTTAACATTTTGCCAACGTTGATTTGGTTTATTGTACGTCGCCAGTAAAGATTAAAAAGCGTATTGTTAGTTAACGTCGCTGGATTGTAGTAGTAAAAGTCACACGTTCCGAAGTTTAAATCAAAAGTTGGCGTGTTAGCGTCATCGAAGTGGGTAATAGCTGGATAGGTGTCTATGTTAAAAGTTCCTATAGTTCCGTTCGATATTAAATTCCATATTCCGCATGGCTGTTCGCCACCATCGTAAAGAATTCGAATGTTTGTTTTAGGTGTCTGTCCGTTAATCATTGGAACGACAGCATTAAACGTTGTTTTAGTAATAGGCGTAGGACTAAAAATAAGTTCTTTCGTGTCTACGTCGCGTACATATTCACTATCGAAAATGTATTCTTGTTGCCCGTATATTTCATCCGTACTATCTTTGTACAAAACGTTTGGCTCGTCGCTGTCTTGTTTATAAGTTAAGATTAAACGCTTATTAGAAATGTCGGGTAAGAACTCTAGATTTTGTTCGCGGTCTTTTGCTAGCTTGTACGTCCAATCTTTTTGCGCTCCGTTGTCGTAATACTCGTCGCGGTGTCTTAAGATAATGTTATTCGGTTGTTCTGGGTCTACGTCTGCAAATAGGTTGTACATTAAAAAGATAGACTTAACGAAGTCGCTTTGTTTAATCTTTTGCGGTACGTATTCATTCATTTTCAAGAATCCACCAATAACAGGCGTATTGCTATTCGGAACAATAGACATTTCTATATTAGTAATGTTAATGTTTACGTCCACTTGTGCGGGAGTACCAGATGAATCGACCCAGTATGTAAAGCCTTGTAACATATTGGAATAAAAACCTACTCTTAAAATCAAAGAATTACCCGTAAGAATGATTCCAAAAGGACTAGTTAATACATTACTACTAAATGTTCCGTAAGTTGTAACGCCTGTCGCTATTGGTGCATTAATTGTAATGGGTGTTAAACTAGCAAGAGTTCCAACAGACGTAGTATTCAAAGCCATTAAGTAAGGCGTAAAAGTACGAGTTACGGGCGTGTATGTTCCGCCGATTATTTCTTGCGGTTGTACTGGGTTTGCTCCGTGATTATCAAAAGTAACTTCGTATGTTACGTTAATATTGTATTCGTAAGACTGCGACGCTAGCGGGTCGGTCTCTGTTGGTGCGGTATATACTCCAGTCGTAGGATTAAAAATACTTTGAGGGTCGCTTATTTCTGTCCAGTTGTCTATTTGTTCAGCAAAGTTAATAAACGAACCCGTTGTGGATTGTGCCTGTGTAGTTGTTAATGAAGTGCTAGCTTTAACTTTGTAGTCGTCCCAATCTACAGCGTTTTCGTCGCCGTTGTAAGGAATCAACAACTTGTCGAATCTAGCTACGCTTAAGTCGTCCCATTGGTATGTAAATCCAGCCGTGTTAAATATCCTATCGAAATACGTTTTAGCATAGATAGCTGGCTTCATTTGGCGTTGGTGGTAGTTATTACTTCCAGTTGTCGAGTAAGGTAAGACGTATTTATAGCCATCCGTTACCGTGTTGTTAAAAGTAGAAACTATTCCATCTGATGTTTGATAGTGGTCTAGGTCGCTAAAGTCAAGGTCGTTTAATTCTTGACTATTCATTGTGCTAAATAGTTCCGCTTTCGTGTCCTTTATTAAGACTTCGTAGTTAACTATCTGTTCGTGTGCGTCCGTTAGTTGCTGTTTGTTTACGTTGATTAACTGAAGCAAAGCATTGTCTAGAATGACTACGTTATTTTGTACGACTTGACATTTAGTAAGGGTCGACACGTTAAAAGTACCCGCTTCTATATTTACGTCGTAGTAGTGGTTTAATAGTTGGTTATTGTTATCCGTTCCCGCTAGGACGATAGTCTTTGAGAACGTACCGCTACGCTTTGATATGTCGCGTATGTCAGCAACAGAAAAGTTAAGCGGGAAAGCTACGTCTTGTCTTACTTCGAGTACACCCGTTTCAAGTATTATTTTTACTATGTTAACCATTTATGTTGTCGTTGTTTGCTAGTTTAACTACTATGCTTTGTTTGATTAGGTTCTTGTTTCTTTGTTGGAATACTTCGAAGCTGTTTGTTTGAACTATACATGGAACGTATGCCGTTGACTCTGCGCTGTGGTAAGGACATCCGTCTTCGTCTAGTAATGGTACGCCTTCTTCTGTCGTTACGTATTGAACTAATTTTAAAAACGTCTGTGGACTAGTTAAAAGTTCTTGGAAATAGTCCGACATACTTTGAGTCATCCAGTTCGTGTTTAACTCCAGCGTTTTAGTTACGTTTATGTTAAACGTGTTAAAGCCGAATTCTTCGTAGTTATAACCCCACTCGCCATCCGTAACATAACCTTGTACGTCTTTGTTGAACTCGTCGCGTGTTACTTCGCCACGTTCGTAAGACTTAAGCTGAAAAGCAAAAGATGAAAACGAACCTTTACGGTCTAGGAACGAAATTACATACTCGTTAATCTGTACGCGTCTGTCTATGTTTACTCTGTACTTCTGTGAAAACTGCGCGCCATCGTAATACCAAAAGTCGTAATACTCTGTGTCTGGTTTAATCATTGGTAAGACTCCGACAATAGGCGTAACAACTCCGTAGTTATTACAGCCGACAGCTATTTGAACTATTGAATCGTTATTAACTATGTCCTTGCTATAGATGTCGCCGTCGCTGTTTTGAAAGTAAATTTTTTTACCTACTCTAGCGCGAGCGTTTAACCAAAGGTCTTGTCCTAGTGTACATTGAAACTCTGTCGTAGGTTGGTTCGTTAACCATTGTTTAGTGACTCCGTTTAGATTGTAGTCTTGTTCGTTATATACTACAAAATCAATCCATGAAATAGCACCGTTAAAAACTTTCTTACTTACTATTTCCGTTATGTCATAGGTTACTACTTTGCGGTTGTCTGCGTAGTTAATAGTCCCGTTAATCGTAGCGTTTGTTATTGAACTGAAAGGTACGTTTACGTCTATCCAAGAACCCGACACAGCTATAACCGTATGTAACCCTTCTAGTAATGGGTTGGCTACTCCTAGGTCGTCTTGTGTAATATTAATCTGGTCGCCTACTTGGAAAATGTTTGTAACGTTGATTCGTGTATTCGTACCGCTCGCAGTCAAAGAAGATGTGTAGTCTAATTCGTATAAATATTCTTCGCCGACTTTGACGTCGTAATTGTAGAATGAATTCACAGCGTCAAGGTCTTGTGTTATGGTAGGGTCAAAATCCCAGCTTACATAACTCGATAGGAATTTAGATAGGTCGATTTCTCCATAACCAGTGGAAAAGGTCGGTACAACTTTAAACGTTCCTTTGAGGGTCGCGCCGTTGTAAACTTGGAATATGTATCTAAATCCAGTTTTGTTTTTGTTCGTGCTGTCTACTATGTACTTAATCGGATTGTAAGCTGGTGTAAACGCTTGTGGTTTCGCTATTATTGTTTGTGCCATAACTATATTATTTTGCTTCTATGTTTAGGTTAGAACGCGTAATATGCGTCGTCCGTAAAGTACTGTTCTTTTATGTAGGCAACGCCGTAACGTGTCGCGTCCATAGCATCGTCCCAAAGTTTAACGGGTTCGTCTAGTATTTGGTCGCCTATCTTTTTCCACTTGTAGTTCTGGTATTCTTTCTTTAAGCCTTCGTGTTCCATGCAGTATATACCGAAAGTCTTTACGTTGTCTATACCCTTCTTAACAGACTTGTTAGCGTTAATCACGTTGTATCCGTTATTATTTAGTTCGGCTATTATTTCGGGTCTAGCGTAGTCTGCGATAATGTCCGCGTTCTTTTCTATGTTCAGCTGTTCGAATCGGTCTA